TTTTTGTTAACATATAAACTCCAAGTTACAAAATATACTAGATTAGAGCATATATCAATATGAATAAAGCAGAGGGAATCAGTGGTGGATCATCCCTCCGCAAGCTTATTGTATATATTATTTTTTAATCTTTGTCAACTTAACACCTTTAAACCAAGCAGGTGCGCCTAAGATAGGACGTTTATCTAAATAATTTTCTTTAGCTGTTTTAGAACTAGTTTTGTTATAATGTAAAAATACTTGACCACAGTTCTTACCTTTAAATTCTTCACGCCAATGTTCTAGATCACAACCAGAATAAATTAACATATCTCCTGGTTCAAGGTCCACTTTAATACCAGCTTGTCCTTTTCTACCTGTTGGGTCTAAATAGATTGGCCATGGCTCACCACCTAGATTTAATGTTGTAGATATTTCACAAGAGTATCTATCTTTGTGTCGAGCTAGAACATCACCTTCTTTGTAAATTCTGGCATAAGAATATGTCTCTGATAATTTTAAACCAGTATGTTTTTCCATAACAGGTTTAACTTGTTGTAATAAAGTTTCCATTGCAATGTCACTATAATGTGAATAAGTATTAGGTACTTGCGCATCGTTCCACACACCAAAGTATTCTGTAAATGGAGATAGATATTTTTGATCAAATAAAAATCTTGCAACATTTCTTTTGTTTAAAAAATATTGATAAACAAATTCTGCTAACTCAGGTGAGATAGCTGATTTTAATACTGTGTATTTATTTTTCTTGAACGACATTTAATACTCCTTTTGGTATTGCTTGGCAGTTCCAATGTATAAATCTAAACGGATCATAACCCATATCAACAATGTATTGATGTGGCATGTATGATGGAAAGAATATCATTCGACCTGGTTTAACTTGATAATTTATTGCTGAACTAGCATAAGTTACTTTTGATTTATCTGCTTCTGGTAATAGGTTCATTACGTTTCCTGCACGTGGATCTTCAAACAATGGTAATGATGTTTTCTCACTAGCTTTTAAAAAATAAAAACCAGAGATATGTCCATTCCAATGTGTATGTAAAGTATGATGTCCACCACCTTTTTTAGCAAATTCTTGTACCCACATTTCTGTAGTAAATAATTGATGACCTGACATATCAAAACCCATTTCAGTTAATAAGTTATGAGATGTTGCACCAATATAATTTTGTAATTCTAAAAAATTAGGGTCTCCAATTAAAGATGTTGAATGGAATACATGACCCATGTCTCCTTTATCACCAAACTCTTTATTACGTTTATCAATTGCTGGTTTTAAAGTTTTCTTAGACGCTTCTATATATTTATCAGAAGCATTGTTTAATTTCTTTTCAAACTCTGGCGCATCTGCAAACCAAATAGGACATTTAAAATAATCTTCTCTATTTAATTCAATAGGGTAAGTTACTGCTTTTGGTTTTTTTATTTTTTTTTTCTTCTTTTTCATATTTTTCCTTTATTGAAATGGGTACCCTAAATTCCAGATAACCAAACTGTTTCGTTCACCACTTTTAACTGGACATACTCTATGCCATACAAAAGAAGGAAACACAACCAATGACCCTTTAGGTAGTATTTCTGTACATTTTTTAACATTTCTTTTTTTATCTGGATCAAGATTTCTAAAATCAAATTCTAGTTCCCCACCTTTATAATCTTTTGGATCTGATAGAGTAACCGTTACTGATAATTTTCTAATTTTACCGTGCGATGGATCTCCCTGTTGTCTTTGATAAGGTTGATCCCAGCTATCGCAATGCCAATCATAGTACTGGCCTTTTTTATATTTTGTAAATTGACAAGACTCAGAATAATCCCAATTAAAATTCCATCCAGCTGCTGCATTTGCTTGATGTATGTAAGGTTGAATTTCTCGATATACCCATCTATCATTTATCCAAACAATATCTGAATCTCGTTTTTTTTTTAAATCTATGATTTGTTTTTTATTTAATTTTTTATCACCTAGACCACCCGTGACTGCCATTTGTTCTTGAAGTTGTTTTCCGTATTTAGAAATATCGTCACAGATACGTTCTGGAATGGCTGATTTAAAATACCAATAATAGTTTGTTAAATTCATATATGTCTTTATGAAAATATTATAAATATTTTTAACTTACTGTCAAGGCACCAGTAACTGTAAATGTAGCTAATTTATCTCCACCTGGATGAGTAGATGTTGAATTAGTTCCGGGACTAACATTAAATGTTACACCACTTGGTCCTCTAATAATAACAATACCAGATCCTCCTGTAGCACCTGTTCCACCAGATTGGCCTCCACCACCACCACCGCCACCGACGTTAACAGTACCATTGGTTCCATTTCTAGTGCCAGCACCACCCGGTCCATAACCACCTCTACCACCACCACCGTTTCCACCTGTATTTGCACAAGGGGTTTGAAAAGCACCACCACCGCCACCACCTGAATACGCTGTACATGAATTATTAATATTGTTTGTAACACCTGCTCCACCTGCTCCCCAAGAACCGGGTGCATTTGGTGAACCTGCTGCACTAGCACCACCCCCGCCACCACCTCTATCAGTTGGTTCGGAAGGAGTTGTGTTTACTCCAGCTCCACCTGGAAAACCTTGAATTTTTATTGTTGCGGGTTTATTACCTTTCCCGGTTGCCAGATTAGCTCCTCTTGCAGAACCAGGTCCACCACCTGATCCTCCTTGATTACCAACATTACCAATAGGTCTTCCAGCACCCCCACCAGTTGAAAAAACTTGAGTTGTTGTACTATCACCTACAACAGAATCAGCTCCATCGGTGCTTCTTGCACCAGCTCCGCCAACTGTTATAGGTATTGCTACCCCATCTGTAAATACTGTCAGTGCTGTTCCTCTTTGTGGACTTGGTCCATAACCAGAAGCTCTATAACCACCGCCGCCACCACCTCCAGCAAGATCTGGTCCAGCACCACCACCTCCAGCTACTACTAAATAATCTAATGTAAATGATGGTAAAGAAGAACCATCGGGCCATATTCCTTGGCTCTTAGCTTGAAACTGACTTTGCATTGAAAACACACCACTTGCTTTATTTAATTCTTTTATCACTATCGCTCCTGGTCCACCACCGCCACCTACAGAATCAGGATTACCATTTACTCCACCACCTCCACCACCAAATCCAAAAGCTGCATCACCACCAACGCTACACTTTCCACCATCTCCACCACCACCTGCTCCACCTGGTCCAACTGATCCAGACACTGCATTTACATAACCTGTTCCACCGCCGCCACCACCGCCAAAAGTTCCTGCACCTGTAAAACTTGGACTTATATCAACTCCAGCACCACCTGCTCCACCACCACCACCGGGAGGTGCAGTTCCTGCAGCCCCTACAGCATTAGCTCCACCACCAGCACCGCCAGAAGTATCTCCGTTTTGATTACCTAAACCACCAGCATTTCCTTGAGGAGGACTTGTTGGAGGAGTGTTTCCTGCTCCAACGGCATCACCCATAAAAGCTCCACCACCAGAACCACCATCGTTTCCACCACTTGCATCATTTCCACCACCCGCACCACCACCTGCTGAAGTAATATCTCCTGCTATTGAATTTCCACCTACAGCACCATTGTTAGAACCGCCTGATGCGCCAGCAGCACCACCAGCACCGACAGTTACACTTATTTCGTTTGAAACTAAATTTATATTATTTGTTGTTCTTAAACCACCTGCACCACCACCTCCAGTAGCGTATGTACTATTTGATCCACCACCTGCTCCACCTGCAATAACAGCAGCGGCAACAGCTCTTGTTCCTGATAAAAGTGAAAATGTACCTGATGCAGTTATAGTAGTGACTTTATTTTTTCCAAAAGAAGTTTTATTACTCTTACCTATTATTCCGCCGTTTGCTGAGCCTGATGGACTAGCCATATCTTAGTTCTCCTTATGCGGATACCCAAGCTAACGCTGATGCATCCCAATTGAAATTATTTACTGGATCTGAAATATCTTTTGCAGTCCATCTTATATTATCTTCATCCCAAGAAATTATTTTAAAAGACTCTTCTGTTCCTATATCTGTTGGATAAGTCACTGGTGCTTGCCAATCATCATTTGCATCTAGTAACCATGAAGCATAAGGTTGTGGACTTAAAAATTTATCTTTTGCAGTGTTATAAGTATAACCTTTGCCTGCATATTGTTTTCTAAAATTATTATTGTAAGAAGTTTGTTTCCAAACCCCACCTTTAAAAAAATTAATACACCATGTTTCACCATCAGCGTGCATGTCTGAAGAAACACAATCGTTTCCTACTACTACAACTCTTTCAACAACTTGATGAGTATCAGTTGTGAATCCTGTTGGATCTACTTTTGTTTTTAATTCTGCAAAATGTGCCATATTATTTATCTCCTTAAAATATATTTATACTTTATTACAAATCATTTGTCTATTAATTAGTCCAATTACCATTTGATACTTGACAGTAAACTGTTTGCATACTCCAGACTCCTGGTGCACTTGCTGCTACCTCTGGTTCTTTTACGACAACTATTCCTGATCCACCACCAACTCCACCAGAAGTGTTACCTGAAGATCCACCTCCACCGCCTCCAGTGTTAGCAGTTCCAGCTGTACCATTACCAGTAGAAATTCCTGCTTTTCCAGCACCACCGCCGCCATTTCCACCAGCTCCTGCAGTAGAAGTACCCATTCCTCCTCCTCCACCAGCATAAAATACAGGACTTCCTGTTATAGTTGAAGCTACACCAACACCACCAGCTCCACCATTTCCACATCCACCTGGACTACCACATGCTCCGACACCACCGGCTCCACCTCCACCACCAGCATTGTCTGGTCCAGGAGAAGCTTTACCACCATTATTTCCTTGAGAGGGACTTGTTGGGGGTGTATTACCTGTTCCTCCGCATCCAGCTAAACTAGCTCCACCAGCAGATCCTCCATTAACTCCACATCTAGCTGAGTTCCAAGATCCACCACCTCCACCACCATTAGAAGTAACTGTTGTAATTCCTCCACCAGATAAAATACTATTTCCACCAGTACCGCCAGCTGATCCACCTGAATAACCTCCTGTAGAAGCTGCACCTGCACCACCAACTGTTGCACAAAGAGTAGCTCCACTAGAAACAGTAACACATGATCCAGTTCTAAAACCTCCTGCACCACCGCCACCACCATAACCACCGCCACCACCAGCTCCGCCAGCGACTACTATATATTCAATAGCTGTAGTTCTTGATTGTAATGTTAAAGATCCTGTACTTGTTTTTGTATGAATTACTTCAGATTGACCTTGAGTAACTGTTTGAACTGGTCCGATAATTCCGCCATTTGCCATAGCTAATTACCTCCCTATACCGCTATAACGTCGTATGAGATGACTAAATCTAAATCAGACGCTACACTTGCTCCGCCTTTTAAAATGTCACCTTCCATTAAATATATGGGTGTGTCTAGTAATACTAGAGTTGCATCGGCTGGAACTGAAATAGTTTTTGCTACAAAGAAAGTTCCTGAAGTGTCAAAGTTAGTTACACCTGCTGATGTAAAGTTTAATTTTGTTATTGATAATGATACGTCTGCTGCGTTTGTGCCATCAACGTTTGCTACTGTAATTCTATTTACTTTTAAAAGTTTTCCTGATGACACAGTCATCAAAGTTGTAGTTGTAGTAGCTGTTAAATTGTAACCTACTGATTCACCGAAGATTGTTGCTACTGCTACTATATTTGGGTTTGCCATAATTTATTTCCTATGTTTGTTTTTTATCCGAAAATCATTGCCATTGCAATAGCTTTTCCTGTTGTTACTCCTGTATCTGCTTGAAATGTTGGGGCTGTTCCAGAACCTGTTGATTTTAATACAAATCCACTTGTTCCCTCAGAAACCGCACCAA